TGGAAGTACTGCACGTGCTTGCTCCTTAGCGATACCATTCTCGATCGCCCAAGTGTATAGCTTTTGAGACTGACGGATGTATTCCATTTGCTTCATTCGCCAATCTTCTGCTATTCTTCGTTGCTTTTCATCAGTAATATCAATTGGGATACTGTTCTGACGATTCTTTGTGTCTTGTAGTCTAGCTTCTCTGATCTCAAAGTTTAGGTCAGCAGTAGGGTCTGCGTATCGTTGGCTGAACTCTTGGAACGAAAATGAGCGATGACGTAAGATCTGTCTAGCGATATCACGAGTTGTTTCAACTTCTAAGCATAGAGACACCATCTCTAATGGAGACCAATGCTTGTGTTTCATTAGATACTTGACGAGCTTCTCATTCGTCTCTGTATTATTTTGATTAGATGGGTTTGATACTCTAGCACAATAAGCTACTAAATCGAGTGCACTCTCTGATGCGTTAGCATCTGGAGCTTGAGAGTATGAGATCATTTTTACATTCATAAGAAATCCTATTATTATTTAAAGGTTGATAAGTGTATTCTAACACAGTTTGATCCATTTGTCAACTGTTATTGTCGTTTATATAGAACGATTAGTTATATGTATATTCCAAAATGATATAAGAGAGGGGTTGACAAAAGCCATTTGATTTGATATAATATACCCATCAAATATGAATTTGTATGTACCTTTTATAACGTATACATGTGAGGCAGTAGAATATGGCATATTACAACCACGCAGAGAAGCAGGTCGGTAACTTCGTTGAGAAGGACTGCGGTAACAACTTCGAGTACAGTCTAAACGAGACTGGTATGTTTCCGGAATATCCCCACATTGTATGGGTTGGAAGTATCGGAGACCAAGGGTTTAGATTTGCTAAGGTTAAGAAGACCGTGGCATACATTCTTACTGGTGAAGATACACTCGAACGGTGGTTCTTAAAGCGTAACGACACGTACCTCGCATAGGTACCTTTTATAACGTATACACGTGAGAGGGTAAAAAAAGTGAAAATAAATCACTTTAGGGGTTGACAAATACCTTTTGATATGATATAATATACTTTTACATAACGAAATACATCGCAAATACATCGGAGAAATATATGAAACTAGTAATCCAAACTCAATATAAAGAGAACTATGCTGCCCACGACGACGATTACGTCGCTGGTGTTAGTGAAGACTATTGGAAATTTAAGGGTGGCGAAACCATCGTTGTCCACGACCTAACCACAGAGCAAGTAGCCGTTCCAGGCTTTTGGGATCACCTTTACTCCTGCATTGAGAGCAGTGACGAATACCAGCAGGAATATATACTTTCTGATGAGCTCATCGACGACAGAGACTATGTTGAGTCTAAGCATATCGAACACTGGGAAACAGTGTGTAATGCTACTGTAGTTGATGGCAATCTACATTGTGTTAAACAACAAAAATCTCTTAGAGATGAATCAGGAGATATAGTTGCTGAGCGTACTTGGAAACAAACACCTACACAAAAGTACCTTGATGCAACTTACAAACAATTTGAGCAGGTGGCTTAATATATGCAAAAACAAGAAGAATTTAGAATTTTAACAGCACGCCAACACGTTAGAGAACGTATTGGTATGTACATGGGCTCAGCTGCAAAAGAGTCCATCGAGCGATTTGTACTTGGCGAATGGAAGTCAGTTGATTATGTTCCTGCTCTTAGCAAAATGATTGATGAGATTTTGGATAACTCTATTGACGAAGCTATTCGTACTAAATTCAAAAAAGCAAATCGAATTAATGTTTCTATTAATGAAGCGACCAACACAATCGTTGTATCAGATAACGGACGAGGTATTCCACATGATGAAATACACGACGAAGAATCTGGTAAGAAAATCAAACGACCAGTTGCAGCTTGGACACGAGTTAACGCTGGTACTTCCTTTGATGATGAACGTGTAACAATTGGAACAAACGGTGTTGGTTCAGCAGCAACCAACTTTTTATCTAAATCATTCCAAGGTAGGACGTGGTCAGGTGGGAATCTACTTGAAGTAACATGTACTGACGGGGGTAATACAATCAATGTTAAAGAAAAGAAAAGAGCGGGTTCTGGAACGGAAGTTTCTTTCGTCCCAGACTTTGGACTATTTGAGGCAGATACATTACAAGATCTTAGTACGCTGGCTCTCCTTCAGGATAGACTTATTAGTTTATCGATGTCGTTTCCAGAAATTCGTTTCACGCTTAACAACAAAAGAATAGTAATTAATGACTTAAAGAAATACGCTGCACAATTTAGTGAAACAACAATCATTGAAAAGAGCAACAACCTTTCTTTATTCTTTGCTCCATCGGAAGATGGCTTCAGAACAACCTCTTACGTAAACGGAGTGAATACTAGACAAGGTGGTGCATACGTAGAACACATTGTTAATAATGTAGTCGATGAACTTGTTACCATGGTAAAGCGCAAACACAAAATTGAAGTTGTTAAAACGACTATTAAGAGTGGCTTAACCTTTGTAATGTTTGCTCGAAACTTTGTGAATCCTAAATTTGATTCTCAAACAAAAGAGCGATTAACTAATCCACTACAAGACATTCGTGTTCACTTAGAGCAATCAGAGATTAAAGACTTCTCAGTATTGGCTCGAAAGATTCTAAACACACCGGACATTATTGATCCTATTATTGAAGCTCAACTTGCTAAGAAAATGGCAGCAGATAAAAGAGCCGCAACTCTGGCTCAAAAGAAACTACGTAAAGTTAAAGTTGCAAAGCATATTGCTGCCAATAAAGATGATGCTACTCTTAAGATCGTCGAAGGAGATTCTGCTATGGGCTTCCTTTTAAAGGTAAGAGATCCCAATAAGGTCGGTGCCTTTCCGTTGAGAGGAGTTATTATGAACACGTGGGATATGAAACCAGCCGATGTTCTGAAAAATAAAGAACTCAGTGAATTAGTTGCTGTTCTTGGCTTGGACATCAATGATCCAGACAGTGTAGATAATGCAACTTATAAACACATTGCAACATTGACTGATGCTGACCACGATGGTATTGGGCACATTAGTCCTTTGCTGATCGCTTTCTTCTACAAGTTTTGGCCACGACTTTTAACTGAGCATCGTGTACGAATTACACGTACTCCAATTATGATATCTACCTTTAAAGATAAAGTAGAGTGGTTCTATACCTACGAAGACGCTTCTGAGTTTAAGAAAATAAATACGAATTGGAAGCATCGTTATATTAAAGGCCTTGGCTCACTCACAGAAGATGAGTACGACGTAATTATTAATCAACCAAAGTATGATACTGTTTCTGTAGACGACGCTGGTCTTTTCCAAATGATGTTTGGTAGAGATGCTCAATTACGAAAAGAGTTCATGTTTGCGTAAAATAAATGAAAAAAACAGTTGACAAATACTCTTTGATATGATACAATATACTTATTAAATAATTAAATAAAGGAAGAATTATGTCAGTACCATTTAAATACACAGACGACGGAAGATACTATGGCATAGCCAGAGATTCTACTGTAGTATGGAAACCTAAGATCTATCCTGCTGATAGGTTTGACTATGAAAAAATTAAAGCTAAAGTAGCAAACTTGAAAGAAAATAAAAATAAGAAAGGTCTTGAAACATTATCACGAAATCTCGAAAGGGTTTGTAGAGATAATCCTGGCGTATTTGATCATTTCTTAGAATTGTTAAAATAATTGGAAAAAAATAAATTTATGAGTGATTTGACATCTTACATATCTGACGACAATAGGTACTATCCTTTGTCCGATGTTGCTGGTAGAGAATGGAAAAGCTTTGCTATGTACACTGTTGAAAATCGAGCGATCCCAAACATGATCGACGGTCTTAAACCTGTGCAAAGGTTCTACCTTTACTCAAGCATTCAAAATACTAAACGTGACTTTAAGAAAGTATCAGCAGTATCTGGTATTATTTCTGACTACGGTTATAATCACGGCGAAGGTTCAGCAGCTGGTTCAGGTCAGCTTATGGCAGCAACGTGGAATAACAACATTTGTCTTGTTGAAGGTAGAGGATCATTTGGTACTCGACTTATTCAAGATGCTGGTGCTCCTCGTTATGTTTACAGTAAACTCTCATCTAATTTTGAAAAGTATATTAAAGATGTAGAATTAAGTCCTGTACATGAAGATCCAGAGCACGAGCCACCTGCGTTTTACTTACCCGTAATTCCATTGGTGCTTGTTAATGGTACTAAAGGTATTGCTACTGGTTTCGCTACTAATATTCTTCCACATTGTCCTAACAGTATAGCTCAAGCTTGTGAAGAATACATACGAACTAAGAAAATTAAAAACAATATCGATATTAAATTCCCTGAGTTTAAAGGTACTGTAGAAAAAGATCCTATCGAGCCTAAGCGATACACTGTTATTGGTGTTTATGAGAAGCCTTCTAAGACTACTATACATATTACTGAAGTACCCTATGGGCTAGACAGAGAAGGGTACGTAAAGGTATTAGATAAACTCGAGGACGACGGAGATATAGTATCTTATGAAGATTGTTGTGATAAGAGTGGCTTTAACTTCCAAGTAAAACTCAAGCTTGCATCTTCAGCCAAATGGAATCACAAACAAATACTTGCTAAGTTTAAGCTAACAAGAGTACTTAGTCAAAACTGTACTGTGATCGATCAAGACGGAAAGCTAAGAGAATATGATGATGTTCGTAATCTCATTGCTGACTTTTGTGATTATCGCTATGGAATACTTGACCAACGAATCAATAGAAACATTGAGAACTATAACTCTGAACTGACTTGGCTTAAGATTAAGATGCAATTTATTAATGCAGTACTTGATGATAAGATTATCTTTAAAGGTAAGAACAAGAAAGATATCAGCGAACAAATTTTAAATAATACTGAAGCAACTCAAGAACACTGTAACCGTTTACTTGGTATACCGTTTTCTAATCTAACTACAGAAGAGATTGCAAATCTTGAGAAGCAAATCGCTCAAGCTGAAAAGGATCTGACTTTCTGGGAGAAAACAACCTCTAAGAAACAGTTCTTAAGTGATTTAAAAATTATATAATGGAGCAATAAAATGAAATACAAATCTGAGTTTATGAAAAGCCTTGGCCAATATGTTTATGCATATAGTGCTGAAGGTAATTTACGAGAATCTATACTTAATAACACAGTACACTATAGTGGTGTGGGTGTTAAGAACAGATGCTTAGACCATACTAAAGAAGAAAGTATGGGTGGTAAAGATTATGATCCAGACAATTTGTTTATCATTGCTCACAGTTTAGAGAAATACGCCGAGACAACAAAGGTACATGAAATTGCATCCTTTGCGATTGAGGCACTTACGATCGCTTTAACTAATCCAAAAGACAATAAAGTCAAAGGTCGTTATGGCGAACTAATGGTACTCCAACCAATAACTGAAATATTTAATGAATGGCAGCTTGGAGAAATTGATCCTGTAGCAGAAGGATTTAAATTCTATGAAAGGTATCCAGAGCTTAGGTCAGTTACTACTGGTACTAAATCAAATAGTGAAGGCACAGAGTTCTCAACAAGACGTATTGAAGGTACAGAGTATAAGCTTTGTGTTACCTATGGTGTCGACTCTGCTGATGCTCATGTTAAAGTAAACTTCAGTAAGAAATACAAAGGGAAAGAGCAAGCAGAACTCTTTGACTTGTGGGCCAAACAAAATAGCGATCAGAACATTGAAGAATCAGCTGCTCAAGGCGAATACATGATAACCGGTTTTGAGTCTGCAGAAGATGCTAAAGATTATTACGTAGAAGCTGCAGCATTCTAATGAAAAAGTATTGGCGACTTTGGGCAAAAGCTATTGGCGAAAAAGAAGGCTCAACTGATCTTGAAGCAGATATGATAGCAATGATTAGAACTGTTATTGTTCTTGTTAATTTTATCACCTGCTTCTTTATTATTGCTGGTAATATACACAACTGGTAATTCTACCAATTTGTAATATACACCATAAAGCTTCTTGGCAATAATTCGTTAAACTTATCGTCTTGAATCTTTTCAATAAACGTTTCATCTTGAGTAAAAACTCTATTAAGCGCAATCATCGGAATTAATACAGTATCTCGCCAGTCTTTAAATTTATCTTGACCACCATACTGAGCATCTAAATGACAACGAACGGCTATATGGCGAACCTTAGTTCCTAAGAAGTCAAACATATCTTTATGCAAGATATTGTATTCAGCACCAGCTGCGTTGATTTTTAGGAAGTCAATATGTTCAACGTCATTAGTTGCACAAAACTCTAATAAGCTCATTAGCTTTACTTCGTCATTACCATACACGTTACTTAAATCGACATCGGTGCGACCAACGGCTGCGTTGATTGGAACAACTTTTGGTGTCGAGTTGTTACCTATAATATAATCAGATACATTCTTAACTGCAGCTTTTAAAAGTGTCTTACTTGGTTCGATCATAAACACTTTTTGAGCACCAGCGTCGAGAGCCTTAGCTGAAAACATTCCTATGCTTGCACCAATATCAACTACAATATCATCTGGTAAAACCTGGTACCACCAGTCGTAATCTTTGCTATGGAAAAATGTACTATACAGACTTGCTACATCATTGATAGAGAGGTCTGCTGTGTCGACTTCAAAGTTGAGGGATTTGGGTTTTAACATGTTATAGTCACCTTTTTAATAAATAAGAGTATACATCAATTAATGGAAATACATTATGATTAATAACTATTTATCTGCTGGTGGCTTTAAGATCCAGGTTAAAAGATTGCCACACGTAGAATTCTTTTCTAATAAGGTTCTATTACCTTCAGTAACAACAAACTCTGTTAAGAGCGACACGCCGTTGCGTGCTTTTTATAGTGTTGGCGATCATATTTCTTATGCTGATTTAGATTTGACTTTTATCGTAGACGAAAACATGAATAACTATATCGAAATCTACGATTGGTTAAAAGCTTTTGGTACTCCAGAATCATTAGCATCATACGATAAACTAAATAAAAGTATTGATGGTCTTACTTCAGATATTACAGTGCTGATATTAAACTCACATAAGAATCCAAATATCGAAGTTACTTTTTCAAATTGTTTCCCGGTCGGTATTACACCAGTGAGTTTAGACTTGAGTAATGCTGATGTTACTTACGTCGAAGCAACAGTAACCATACGATACGACCAGTTTAATATCAAAAAGTTACCGTAAGGGGTTGACAAATCACATAAAACGTGATATAATATACCTTTATAGTTAACAAACGAGTATATAATGGACACAAATGATATTGCCACTTTATGGGCAACAGACTCATCAATAGACGAAACAAATCTAGTTGGTGAATCTAAAAGAATTCCTCAATTACACAGCAAGTACTACAACCTTTTCTACCGAGAAGTGCTTCGTGTTAAAAAATTAAAAGCCGAATACAAAGAGCTAGAGCGCCTTAAGCGTGAATACTATGATGGAAGTATGGCTGAAGAAGATCTAAAGGATAATGGTTGGAAGCCTTTTCGTTTAAAAGTATTGCGCCAAGACGTAGACAAATATATTCAATCAGACAAAGATATTATTAAGCTTAGTTTAACGATTGATTATCATACAGCTAACTCAAATTATCTTGAAGATATTATTAGAACAATTCATAGCCGTAATTTTATTATTAAGAATATGATTGATATGCTCAAATTTCAATCAGGAGACTATTAATAAATAGTACTATACAATGAACAGAGGTGAACGATCAGTGTGGGATAAATTTTTAGAATGGGGGTGGAAGCTAGAAGCTGACCGCCAAAACGAAGAGCTTGATCTTAAAGTGCGAGAGAACAAAGTCGTTGATATGATGGCTGACGATATAGATCCAAGCGAAGTTACTATCGAAAACGCATACAAAACAAGATGGATATGGTATCATACTATATTAGCGATCGGCATCTTCTTCACAAATATTTTACTAACAGCAATACTTGTAATATTGGCAATTAAGCTATGATATTTTGGATTGGCTTTATACTAATGTTTCTTAACGAAGGATTCGTGATCATGCGACATGTGCATCCTTGGTTTGCTATTAAAAGAGATGCACTGATTAAATCTCTTGGTCGTTACTGGAAAGTAACACATAGCTTAGCAGATACATTATGGATCGTACTAATTGCTTACGGGTATTATTTAGAACCAGAAAATTGGATAACATTTACTTTACCTCTTGTTATCTTTTGGCTATCAGTTCTAGTGTTTGTTTATTTACCTATGTGGTTTAAAAAGAAATGAGTGAACAGATAACAATTGAAGCTATCAACTCAGTACACATGAAAGTAAAAGCCGACTCAGGTACTCTCATGGAATTATCTGAACACTTTAGCTTTAGGCCTGAGGGCTATCAATTCGTTCCCGCTTATAAAAATAGAATGTGGGATGGTATTATTAGATTATTCCAACCTATGAGACCGACTATCTACGTTGGCCTTTACCCACACATTAAAAAATTCTGTGACGATCGTGGATATTTCTTATCTGCTCCAGATCATATAGGATTAGACGAGGACTTCGATGATGACTATCCTGTACAACTCGCTAAAGAAATCAATTGTAAATTTCTACCAAGAGACTATCAAAACGACTATGTCCTTAACGCTTTGCGTAAGCGTAGATCTTTATCTTTATCACCGACATCATCTGGTAAGTCTTTAATAATCTATTTGATTCAACAGCATTACTTCCAAGCTTTTGGACATCGTACACTAATTATCGTTCCAACTATCTCGTTAGTACATCAAATGAAAGGTGACTTTGTAGATTATGGTTGCGATGAAAACGATATCTATACTATTCAAGGCGGTGTTGATAAAAACACAAGCTCGCCGATTGTTATCTCAACATGGCAGTCACTAGTTAAATTAGGAAAAGATTGGTTCGACCAATTTGCAGTTGTACTTGGAGATGAAGCACACACATTTCAATCTAAAAGTTTAACTACCATTATGGAAAAGTTAACAGACTGTGAATATCGTCATGGATTTACTGGTACACTGAAGTCAGCTGAAAGTAAAACACACCGACTTGTATTAGAAGGTTGCTTTGGCGAAGTCAAACGATTTGTGAATACAAAAGAGCTTATGGATGCAGGAACAGTTGCAGACTTTAAAGTCAAAGCGATCGTGCTATCTCATAGCGTCGAAACGCGTAAGAAGTTTAAAGATGCTCTCAAAAATTTAGATGGAACAAAGAAATGGCCAGCTGAACGAGAGTTTATTGTTAATAATGAAAAGAGAAATCTTTTTATAAGGAATTTGTTATGGTCTCTAAAGGGGCAGAACAATCTAGTTCTGTTTGATTTAGTTGAAAAACATGGTAAGGTGCTTGAACCGATGCTTCGCAAGGAAGGTCGTGTACTACATTTTATCTACGGTGGTACTAAAGGCACCGAACGTGAGGAAATTAGACACTTAATAGAAAATGACCCAGTGAAGCGACACGATATACTTGCTTCTTACGGAGTATTCTCTACGGGAGTTAATTTGAAAAGATTAGATAATGTGATATTTGCTACTGGTTCAAAATCTGAAATTAAAGTGCTACAATCAATTGGTAGAACTTTGAGGAAGGCTGATGACTCGGAGCAAGCTAC